TTCAAAGTTGTAGTCTTGTAACCATAGATTTACTGACTTAGCTGGCATAGCTACTGACAGCAGCATAAAGATGTGCATTGATACTTTGTCGCCTTTTAGACCTAAACTAGCCGAGGCTTGAGCAACATAGCTCACGTCTCGTAGTTCTATAGGTAGCTCAGCGACGATTTGATTAGCTAGAAACGTAACGTCTGTGCTAGATAGCTTGTCGCCTGAATTAGTAGACTTAGGTAGTCGAATGCCGTCAATGTCTAATACAAGAAGGTTTGTTAGTTCTGTTCTATTTGTCTGTCCGGCGCGAGACTCATCTACTAAATCGCGCTTTAGATTACCTTTCATAAGACAATGGCCTTTATTGCCATGCTCTCGGATAAGGCGTTCGAAGTCCTCTAAACCTGTGTCGACATTTATGTCGTAACGGTGAGACGTAACTGCTTTTACATGTGGGTATGGTTTAAACCCACTACCTTTTGTGTAGTGCTTACTAAGGGGGAGGCCGTTTGTAGCCTCTAGAAAAGTAATGCGCAAATTAAAGCTCCTCCTGAGCCTGCAACTAACGTACTTTCCGCAGCCTCTAACGGCGCAGGTAAAGTAGATGGGTGCTAGTCTTCGGCTTTCTCAAACACCTCTTGCCGATCGATCTTTACTTTTTTATCGGCATCAAACGCGAGGCGAACTTGGTTTCTATCGATCTTGGATACTTTGACCGCAAGCAGAATCTTGTCGTCTTGATGGACAACGACAGATTCATTTAGTTTTCTGGTCAAAACGAGTCTCGACATTCTATTTACTGTATTCCTTGGCATAACCGCCTTCTGCAGCTAGCGGTAAATCAGGTGCCCAACAAGGTGCTATACACATGTCGGAAATAATGTTTTCCATTGTAGCATCAGCATTAATATTAGTTCCAGTAATAATTATTTCATCGTGTACTGTTAGTGCAACATCGTGAGTTTTGTCTAGTCGCAACATGCTGTCTGTAATAACAATCCTTGCTAACGCTTGGATTACGTTTTCTGTGATGCGCCCGCCGTACGTGTATTCGTTCTTGTTGCGGGAGTCGTACATTAGTCCTTGATGAGTAGATCTCAGGTTGTGATACCTGAGCCCTAAGCCATTTGGCAATTGCAATGTGTTGTCGCCAACGGTCAGTGGCCCGTACCTATTGCCCCAGTTGTCTGAGTGCATAGTTTGCTTGAGCAAGTCTTCTAATTTACGCCACAGATTTTGTATACCTGAGTATGTATTGCGGTATGTATTGACGATCTGCTTTGCTTTTTCGAGAGTAAAGTGTACGGGTGGTCCCATAGCTCCAGCTTCTAAGGTGTCCTTGAACTTCTGAGCACCCATACCGTAACCAAGACCTAAAATAGCTGTCTTACCTACGAAGCGTTCAATAGGATCGTCTTTCTTATTAATAGGTCGCCCATAAATCTTAGAGGCGAAGTTGCTGTAGATGTCGTCGCCGCTACGAAATTGCTCAACAAGCTCTGTCTCACCAGCTAACCAGGCTAACATCCGTGCTTCAATGTTAGACAGATCAGCAACGAACAAGAGTTCGTCGTCTGGTGCTACGATGCATTTGCGTAGCTCACCACCTCTAGGTAGGTTTTGCATGTTGAGTTTGTCAGTGCCGCCGAATCGTCCGGTGTGCGCTGCGTAGTACCGCAGTGGAACGGGTAGCCAGTCATCCTTCCAGGCAGCTTCTAAGAAGCGCTTTGCTCTGGTTTCAGTAAGTCGACTCTTTATTGCAATACGTGCATCCCATAAGTGCTGGTGTTCAGGGTACATCTGTTGCATTTGAGTAAACGCTTTGTCGTTCTTACCTAGTGCTGGTATTTTTTTACCAGTGGTTGGACTGACCTTTGTTGGTGGTACTAGGCCAAGCTCATGGATGTGCTGCGCAAATTGTTGGTTGGAGCTCAACACTTTGCGATCGATGCCTGCTGCAGCGATAGTTGACTCGGCATTCTCGAACTCTTGTGCGTGGTACTTTGCCAGTCGTTCGCGGTCAATTTTTATCTTGGGCTCGCAAAACATGCGGCAGGTTAGATCTATTAGATCCATCTCTGACTGAGGCATCAAGGAGTTCATCTCTTGGTACAATGCCCAGGTTAGGTCTACGTCCTGAATACAGTAACCAGCGATTGCTTCTTCTAGCTCTGGGTCAAGATCGTAGATACCTTTAGCATTAGATAGCTCTTCACCTTTACGCATTGTCGCGTCATTGGGGAAAATACGTACAGCACAGTCTTTTAAACGAGCTGATTGCCCAGGGAACAGACCGCGACTCATAGCTGCAGTGTCGATGTAATACTTAGGTTTAACCCCATAGTATTGTGTCAGTATGTACCCGTCGAACGGTGTGTTGTGGCATATAACTGTAGCGTTAGCCCAGTCAATGTCATGGATTGCAGCCTCTGCTTCGTCCTCGCCGAACCATTCAGTTTTATCAAGATCAATCTTGATGCCTACGCCCCATACTTTAAATTTCTCGTGGCTGACGTACTCCATTGTCGTCATTTTGGTAAGAGACATTTTGGTGTCGTAGTATGTCTCAAAGTCGAGAGTAACAAGCATTAGAATGGGATCTCTTCGTGTTGTTGAGCGGCGTATATCTCGCCTTCATAGTTTTGGAAAGCCGCTTTGATCTCCTGGTATTTCTCGGGCATGCGAGATTTCATCCATACGGTGGCGTATGTGTGAAACTCAGGGTGGATCTGGTCGGCTTCTAGGGCTGGTATAGCTTGAAAGTAATCCGTGGTGTTCATATCTCCCTCCTGGGTGAAATATTTCTAGTACGTGCAGCTTTTTGTGGAAAGCTCTGAACTCATCATGAGTAAAGACGAACAGGTTGCGGTCAAGATCGCAGACTAAGTAAGCGGTTTTACCTAGTCTGTCTTGTATGTAGTGACCTTCTTCTACTGCGGCTTCGACATCTGTCCACGGCGTAGTCATTGAGGTTTATTAAGCTGCTCTTGAATCAAGCGGTCGATGTACCACTTGGCTTTGCGCAGGTCTTCTACAGGTTTTTTCTTATACCGGAACCTGTGAAGGTACTTCTTAACTGACCCTTCGAGGTACGCACTGAATCCGTCGCCCAGGCTGTCTTTAAGGTATTCGATGCACTCAATACTGCCTTCGTTGTAATGTGAAGGTGCGTTGACTGGGTCTTCTGGTGGTTTGTCGTAGGGATCTACGTAGGGTTTGCTGGCGATCCTGCTGTTGGATCGATCCCAATCTTGGGGGGTTGCTTGATCAATACTCATCATACTCTCCTAGTAAGAGCGAAATAGTACTACCGCTAATATATTAGTTCAACAAATATAATTGGAAGGTTGCGTAAATAAATATTGCGAGCACTGCTAGCTGTGTCGCAAACAATAACTTATTCATTTTCTGTTGATGCAACGTAGATTCGGAGTTGGCCGCGAGAAGCTAGTTCGTGAATCCTGCGGTCAATAATTGCAGTTGCGTCTTTGATTAGTTGCGAGCGATCTACGCTTTCTAGCTGTTCTTCTAACTCGTTGATCCTGTCTTCGTGGTCAGAGTAGTACTCGATCTGCGACTCAAGCTCTTCGATCTTTGATTCGAGCTCCGCGGTACGATCTTCGTGGTTCGCGGTTCGGTTGTCTTCGGTTAGCATAGTTTCTAAACGACAGTCGACGTGTTGATCGAGGAACTTTCTAAACTCAAACAAAAAATCTGCATCAGGCATGTTCATCAGCCTTTCTCCCTTCTGGGTTGGTTAGTTTGCAGGCTAAGTTCCAGGCCATCCAGGCGCAGGTGAAGGCAACCATACGTTCTCCGCTGCTGAACCTATTGATATAGGATTCAAGTTCATTTAGATCCTTGGGGGTGTGGACGATGCCCACGGGTTGAAGTAGAACGGTTTTGTCACTCATGATTAGTACCTGCTTGTTGGCCTTCTCGATAAGCAAGGCGTAGTAAGACGATCATTTCGTCACCTAATATTCTTTTGTCATTTGAATACATTAATTGGCGGCATTGGTGTATTACTTCGTCGATAGTCATGACTCATCCTTTAATAGTATTTTTTTAAGTTCGGGGACTGTTAATCCGGTTTCACATGACAAATCTAAAAGCGTCATGTTTATGTTTCGATCGTAAAATTCACGTATTTCTGCGGGAGTCATTTCGTTCATGCTTAGTACTCCGATGGCAGCATGTGGGTGTGAGCATTGAGCTCGTTGCGTACAGACCAGATTTTTATCTCTTGCTCGGGGAAGTCGGTGAACGGTATTTTCCACGTGCTTAGCGGTTCGTCGTTCCCGTTCGTCATGGTCAGCGTGGCACTGTCGTCGTCATGCACAACCATAGTTGTCTGTGCCCAGTCTGCCTGGTGTTGGTCCAGGTATGACTGTATTGAATCGAACAGCCAGAACGCACCAGCGGTTTCTGCTACATATAATGCACCGTCTGTCAGGACGCTTTTGCTAATTGATGTCCAGCGTGTGAACTTTTCGCTGCCATAGAATTGGTCAAGTTGTAATGCACTCATTGAAATGTCCTCGGTTCGGGGTAGTTAAGGTTTACCTGGTATTGGTCTTCACCTATCTGGTCGACAAATCCGGTCATTAATGCATGGTGCAGCAGTTCGTCTGCGTTTTTTTCGAAGTTGAAGCTAGGTGCCTGGTTCAGGTACAGCTCTTTTTTGGTCCATATGATTTCTTTATCGCTCACTTTTTGTCTCCTTTGAATGGGGTGATTAGTGGTTCTAGGTCGCTCATCATTCGATCAAAGACCCAGTCGTCGTACTGGTCATCGGGGTTGGGTTCAGGTTTGGATTTGTACACACCTTCGCCTTCGTAATAGTCGCTAGCGTCGCTATATGGGTCGTCGGTAATGCTGCATGGCATACGGTTCATGGTTAGTCCTCACATTTTTCACAGTAGTAAGCAGCTTCTTCAGCAGCTTCTTTGGCGGTTTTTACACATTCGTTGTAGTACGTGTCGCCGTCGTGGTGCTCAGCCGTGGCGATGTAGCCGTACAGATTGACGTAGTGATCAGCAGGTCCGTAGACCAGGTATTCAGCTCCATCGTCTGAGTCGGCTTCTACGATTGACCACATTTGTGATTTTTCGAATCCCGCATGCATCATTTGCGTGGGGTTGTCGTAGTAGTCACCGTCTGGCATCCGTAGTTCGTTGAACGGGAAGTCTTTTTCGTGGACAGTGCTCATGGTTATCTCCTTGCCCGTTGCCAGAAGCGGTAGTTACGTTTTGGTTTGACGGGCTTTGGTGGTGGGGGTGATACTTTTTTGGCAACAAACAAGAACACAGAGATGATTGCACCAGCTACCAGGCCAGCCATCATGCCGGAGAATGTGCCAGCGAATATCCATATAAGGAAAAAGGTCGCGCCTACATCGATAAGGATGTCGTGC